AGCCGATTCATATGGTGCGTTACTAGTCATAGATGTTAATTCAGCCTTACCTGAAGCAATATCACTAGAAACAATATTAGCAGTGACTTTCACACATGAATGTGAGCCCTCTGAACCACCGGAAGGTGTATATGTTTCGTTTGCTGCTGCCGCAACTGCGCTGATTCTCGCCAATACATAATCATTGGGAGCGCCACCACCAGCTGTGTGTGAAACTGGGATTTTGATTATTTGATTCTTAAGAAAAAAGTTTGGTGCAGTATCGGCTGCTCCAATTTTTATTTCTCCACTAGCCTGTCCGTAAACATTTTGAATGTTTCCTTTAGGGTAGTAATCGCCTGCCATAAAAAGAGCTATTTCGTCCCCTTGTTCAAGGGTGCCGTCATTTAAAGAAGTTGTCTTCAATGTAGCATCGTCAAAGCTCTTTGCACTAGTGTTGGTTAAATAACCAACTACATAGGCATAGCGTTTATGGAAAGATGGTCGTCTTTCCGTGAATTTGAAACTTGGGTCGTCAGTAGGATTCTTCCCAACCTTCGATAAAAATCGAAAGAAAGGGGTCTGAGCTATCGCCAGTTCGGATACCCTGTCACCAAAATTATACTTTCTGCGAAGTACACCAGTGTTTAGGTCTGAACCCGCGGAACCCGGAGAATCTACATCAGCTAAGTTCCAATTACTTAGTTGTAATGGTGTTGTAGCCATTTTGTTGACTCCTTATGAGTTTATTGATTCCATAGATTTTCTAACCCTTCTTTCAGCATGGTATCAAATATAGCATCTTCTACTGTTTCTTCGGTTGTTGCCGATGCGCCTGTTCCCGCTAATGATTGAGGCTTTTGCCTTACATTTTGCATTTGAGTCGCAACTTCTTTCCGTGTCTCTGTAGCAATAGTTTCATCTCTAGATTCTCTGTTCATAAGGTAAAAAATGTCATCATAATTAAGAGGTCTACTTTTAGCAAATTCCATGAATTCTGTAAAAGCTTCATCAGTTAGACCGTGCCTGTCTTTAAAAGACTGCTGGTCTTGCTGTATTTGTCGTCCACTTTCTTGCTGCTGTAATTTCCCATTTACGATTTTATTAACCTTATCATTTACAATAGAATCAAAGACTTTTGCTGATTCAGACTTAGGGTCGGAAAAGGCTTCATCTGGGTCGAAGACGAAATCCTCAGAAACTCCAAGTCTATCTTTGATGCCTTGCTGTTTTGTACCGTCAAGATAATTCCTTACTGTCTGAATTAAATTGGGGTCTTCTCGCATACGGTCTAAAAGAGGTGCATATCGCTCAAGTTCTTTATTTCGTGTGTTAAGACGTTTCGCCTCTCGGCTAGAATCTGAATATCTCTTTTGGAGCGTTTCAAGTTCGCCACCTTCTGTGGCTTCGGCAACAGGACTCGTTTGTTTCGAGGTTGTCTGCTGAGGAGGGGGAGCATCGGAAATCATCCCGTTTGCTGCTGCATCTAAATCTGCAAAAAACTCGCCTGGGTCATTTAGTCCGCTTCCCTGTGTGCCTGTTACGGCTTCTTCTACATCAGGGCTGCTTTGCAGGTTGTCTGATTGTGTCATAGTTTACTCCTTTATGTGTGTATTTTGCAAGATTATTTTTCCTGCATTTTTTCTTGTGCCTTATCCGCCATTCTCTGACGCATGAGTTTTTGTTGTGCTTTAGATTCTAAGGCTTCACCCTGCATACCATGTTCAACTTTTCTGGACTTATCCTTAATATCTGCTTGTATAATTTGACGTTTAAGAGTTTCAATGGTTCCATCTCTATCTTTTAATTCACCTTCAAGCCCATCAACCTGAGATTTCAATTGAGAGTATATTGATTTTCTCTTGAGAATTTGGTCTTTACCTCGAACATCTGTCTCTGCCAACATAGCAATATCGTCAATAAGACCAGATTGATACCATCTAAAATATTCTTCAAGTAATGCCCATCTATTTACTGGCATAGATGACCCTGCTACTACCCTTACATCGAATGAAGCACCAGCATAATCATTAAATTTTTCTATAGAATTCCCCAAATCATTATAGATAGGAACATTAATTGCCACCTCTCTATCTTCTTGAATTGCACTAGGCTGAACAATTCTAAATACTTTATGTGCTTTATACGTCTGCTGTGCGGTCTGCATAAATACTCTACCTAAATGCTCCAATGCAGGTTCAACAATGGTTTGCATCCACGCTTTTATCCTTCGTGTTCCATGCTCGTCTTGGGCGAGTAGACCTCGATATGTTTCATGCTGCGCACCAGTATCCCCCTGCATTGAAGAGTAAATACCAGAAATATACTCCATATCCTGCTTCCCTTCTTGAACCGTAGCGAAGAAAGCATTATTTATAGGTAGCGGCTGAACGGGGGTCGGAGGAGCAAACCCTTGTCTATATTTCAGTAACGCACCGGGAGCGGAAGAGTATTGCTCCCATTCTGCCTCTGGGACTGAACCCTCTTCATAAATCCATCTAAGATTCGATGCTAAATTTGCATTATGAATCATAAGTTGATGAGATTTATTAATTTCCTGTTGCTTACCGATAAGTGGAAGAACGGCAGACATTGGATATGGAGTTCCTGTCCACATATAAGGTATCGGTATCAAAGGGTAATCCGCAATTGGTAATGCTGTTTCAAATAATAATGTTTCTGCCCCAAGAGAAACGCTAAGTCTAATCCTAGTATCATAAAACTTAACAGCCTCAACAATGGTATTCTTTAGTAGTGGGTCTGCTAAAAATAAATCATATTCTTCTTGAGTCATAACCTGTTGTTCTATTTGATTTGATGACTCTTCTATTTCAGCTTCTAATTGGGCTTTAAATTGTTCTAGTTGTTGAGTCATCTCTCTCTGAGCTTTTTCAATTTCTATCTTAGCTCTCTCTGGTATAATTTCGCCTTGAGCTGCCAACATCTGCATTTCCTGCGCCTTCTCTTTAAAGGCGACTTGAAGCTCTTGTTCTCTTAATGCAATTTGTTCTTCCGCTTGTTGTTTCATTTCCTGTACATTTGTTACGCCCGGAGGAAGTTGAATAAATACATTATATAATACGTATTTCTCCTTGCTATAACATTCATAATAATCAATAACAGGTTCTTGCTCTGAACTCATTGGGTCATAAGCCTCTGCGCCAATATCAGAAGGCTGAATACTATCTGAAGTCAGAGTGTCTCTAGCACTTGTCATAAAGCCACTAGATTGATTATTACTTGTAGCGGCTTTAATAATCTTATTTTTTAACTCAGGAAATAAATTAATTAAATTAGTTTTAGATATATCTTTCTTAATTATAATATATGTAGCATCTCTCATTAAGAAATCCCTAGCCATAGGGTCTACATAAACATCAAATGGTTCTATTCTTTTATATACAACCTCTCCCATACCTCTATCCATATCGGGGTCTATGTCAATTTGAAACCATCCTACTCCCTTAATCAACGCATCTTGTATAATGTGTGCGTACAAAGAATCTCCATTAGATAAATGCCAACAATAATCTGCTATATCTGCGTGTACACCAGCTATCTCAGTATCGCTACCCTCTGAAGCTACTGCTTGCCATCTAGGAGTTTTAGACGTACAGAAATATTTCATCATCTCTATAACGGGGGTAATCCTATTAATAGTAAATGTAGGCATCCCAGATTCCTCTAAGACCCTTTGTTCTTTTTCTGTCAGTTGGTCATTGTGGTAAAAGTCAAAACATTTTTGAGCCTGCGATTCCCATTTGGAACGCCATGCGCCAGTGGACTTTTGGAACAGCTGGTAAACATTTTCGGCTTTCTTCTTATTACTTATTTTTGGCATATTTCTTTTTATTTTGCATCATGTTAGGATGTCGTTTTGAAAATTCGGCAGACCCAACAAAAGATTGCCAAACACTTTTATTCTTTCCGCTGTCACTAGGCATTCCCATCTGAGTCCTTTGAGACAGACTTGCCGAGTCAGGTCTCGCAGGCTCTATTTTGTTGTTCTTTACTTTTAAATTCTTAGCCATTATTTTAACTCCACATGAACCAAATCATCAAATGAATTATCTGCTATTTCGCCATCAGAGTCCCAGTCCCCTCCCCAGCGTACTTTTACACCCATTTGATGTCCAATCCCACGCAACATTCCACCCATATAGTGAAAACGCTCTCTATCATCCCAGTCGATAGGATATGGAGCAAGGTCTACAGCCTTACCCTCCATATGTTTACTATATTTTGTCTTAGTTGCTTTCTTTTTTAATAGTTCTTCTTGTCTCTCTGCACTCCTTAAGCCCTCAATAATAGTAACATCCATAATTTTAATGAGTTCATTTAGTACATTAACAAGCTTAGTATCAACGCCTTTTAAACGCTCTTTGCTTCTTTTTCCAAATCTAGGCATAGAATTTTATCCTCCTAAAAGTTACTGAAGTATTCTTATCGTTAATTTTATAGAGGACAGGTACGCAAGTAACATTGCCCCAGAGGTCAGTATTTTGACCCTTTTCTTTTTTTGACTTTTTTTCCAGTTTTTTTGGCATATTTTTTAGCAGCTTTTTTACCAGCTTTATCATACTTAAATTTCTTTTTTCCTACTTTCGGCATTATGCCACTATCCAACTTTTAGGTTTACGTTTCTGTTTATACCACTTTCTTTCTTTCTTATCAAGCTGAAAATCTGGTGGAAAGGAATTTTGGCAGGCGTAGTAGAGGGCTTCTATTGTATCATCGTGCGCCATCTTTGCCCCGAATGTAACTATTTCGTTGCTTAAATCAAACATATTATCCCGTAAATGTATCAATCCCATAGAAAAGCGACCGTTTAAGCCAGAATAGATTCGATTTCGCTTCTGGTGACCCCCCGGTTTCTGCGGAATCACTGCAATATCGAACTTATCTAGTCGTTTTCGCTCTTCATTCAAAGATTGGAATACTGACCTATTCATCGCAACATCCTCTACTGTACTAGATGTACAATGATATTTTTGATGAAGCTCCATAATATAGTCAACAACGCCTTTCTTTTTAAAAGCACCATCATATTTACTTCCCAAAGTGGGAATAGCCCTATGCCTCTCATACTCTAAAACGTAAACATTCCTATTGTTATCAACTGCAATTACCATTATTACAGAGAAGTCAGATTGCTTAGTGTCTATATCTGTAGCTGGGTCGCAACCTATAAAACAATTAACGGGTACACGGTCTTTTCCTTCTAGTTTTAAGTAGCCAACTTTACTTTCATCGTCATACTCGTGAAACCCGTTAAATGTCCTTACATCTCGTTGCCTCCAAATAGCGTCTTCTTCGCTTTGGACTTGCATAAAATATTCCTGGTAATACTTGGATGGTTGACCAGAATCATAATAGAACTTTTTCTTCCCTTCCATAATTTTTGGCGTGAAGAAACTTGACCATAGAAAATTGCCATCATCGTCTATCGCTTTGTATGTACAGACTTTCCATGCGAATTCTTTTCCGTCTTTTTCCGCTTTTGCACTATTGATGAGAAGATTGTTGATAAAACTATCATAATGAACTGGTGTACCGTTAACACGAATCCTGCCAGTTTCAGGCTCCAAAGCTGGGTATACCACCGCAGTAACAAGATTAGCGTTCTTATCTCTAGCTTCTCTTGTGATGGTATTTTCTTCATGTTCAAAATCATCAAGGATAATAAGGTCATATCGTTTGTGTAATTTTGCCCCACCTCTAATGCCTGTAACATTACTTTTACTAATAAGCTTACATCCGTTCTTTAATTCAATATCCTCTTCAGTCCACTTACGACCCTTCTGTTCACCAAAATAATATAATATTTTAGGATTATGTTCTAAATGATACTTAATATAATCCATATTCCCTACAGCTAATTTCTGTGTAGCGGAAACCCAACCATAAAAATACATATCATCTGGTGGGCAAAAAACAAAATCTTTTAAAATAGATGCTTTTGTCAGGATTGTTTTGCCGTGACCTCTAGGCAGGATTATAGCAGATTGTTTAACGCTTAAATCGTCAATTATATCTGCTACTTCATAATGGAAAGGAGGTGTTTCGCTCCTTAAATAATCGTCTGGTAAAAATAGCTTACCAAAAGCTATTATATCATTCTTCGCTAGGAGGAGTGCTTCCTCCGCTTGGTTCAGATTGTTCTCCAGAATGTTCACTTGCGGCAGCGGTTTTGGCTGCTTCGTTTCTTTTTTCTTGTTCTTCATTTAAATGTGTTTGAAATTCATCTCCATCACCCTTCCAACTAATATACTCCCTAAGGGCATATTCAATTGAATAAGTCTTTTGAAAACATGAATGTAGACCATCTTCAAGATTAACGATAGCCTCTACCATTACTTTTTTCGTTGGTTGTTTTGCTGGATTTTTCTTTTTTGCCATTGTCATATCACTCCCTACTTGTTGACTCTGTTCAAATACCTTGTTAAAATTTACACCAAATTCAGTATTATTAGTTTCTTCATACATTTAATTCTCCCAACAGTGGATGCCTTCTTTTGAAAACTCCATAGTAACCCAACCTGTTCTTATCATGGGATAAAATGAATATCGTGCATAATCTGCGTATCTAAGAAATGAACCACCTCTTATATACCATCTTCTTTTCATCTCTTCTGTATTATCATCTCCTATAATTAAACTATCCATAGGCTTAACATATAATTGATGATTATGACCTAAGAAGAATACATCTCCCTGACTATAAACAGCAGCCATCTTATCTAATTCTAAATCACCATTCTTCCCACCAGACTTACCATGACCAGAAACAAGGTTATAAGAACTACCACCTACGTTAATCCTTGTATAGCCCGGCATCCTGTAATATGGAACACCCAATTCTTTTGCCAATACTTTACATACATCAAAATCTAGGATATTAAAAGAACGTATATAATCATGGTTGCCGCCCCTAATGAATAAGCACTTATCTTTTATGGTTTCTACTAATCTTACAAACTCTAAATATTGTTCTTCTGGGGGGATATCCTGACCTCTTTGATTAATTTTATAATGAGGTGGAATTAACTCTAATAAATCACCATTGCCAAACCATCTAGCGTCATCGTCCTCTTCTATGACCTTAATGGCTTCTTCAAATTTCTTAAAATCATGCTCGACTGCTCCTACATGAATATCAGTAAGACCATGTATCCTTACCCTTTTTCCACCATCTATTTCTAATATATCCCCAGGCTCGACAGACTTTAATTCGTGTAAAACATTAACATTAATCTGTATAGAAAAATATCTATGACAATCTGCACATCTAAATTCCTGAGTCCTATTCCCAGATACCAGTATTTTTGTGCCATTTTTCTTTGTACGTAATGAATTACACTTAGGGCATCTCAACAGGCACCTCCGTATTATCTGCAAGAGAAGGACGACTAGCCGCTTCTAACTGGTCTTGACTAAACCCTTGAAATAATCCCACAACACCTGTTTCAATTTTCTTTGTTCCCCCCAACGTACCGATTGCTTTGCCTAATTCTTTTACTGCTTGTAATTGTATGTTATCATCACCAGAGTTTTCAGCTAAACACTTTAATGACCTTAGTATATATCTATGGTCTACTCCTAATTCTTTAGCTACTTCTAATGCGCTTGCTTCTATTTCTTGCATGATTCTCCTCTGCTTTAATAATATTGCTGCCTTCTTAGTCGCCTTCCCTTCGTCCTTTTCGTTAAAAGACCTCATATACGATTTAACAGCAGATGTTCCCGTGACTAAATGAGTTGCGAATTCCTTTTCTTTATGTGTTGCTTTCTTTCTCTTATAAACACGGCTATTTGTATTCTTTATTTTAGTGGAGAATGTGTAGCGATTAGGATGCTTATCAAAATCAGTATCCATGATAGCCTTATCAGAAACAAGGAATGTACCGACAACAGTTCTACACCAGCCTTTATTAAGTGTATAATTCGGTCTATCATTTGGATGTGTAATATTGTGAGAAACTTTTAATAATTGAATTACTCCTTTGTCATCTGCGACAACCCAGTCGCCTTCTTCGCCTTCTCTCCAATTCTTTTTAGGGACAGGTGCTTTGTTCCCAAAATGGGAATAATATTCATTTAGGTCAGAAAAAACGAGATGCTTTATCCCCTTAATCTTTTTATGCTTCATTCGGGTATAGGTTTGGTTCCCGGGAAAACATCTGCTTGAGCGGCTAAACTGTCAATTAAGTCTGATATGGGTTTTGGAATATAATAAACAATACCATCAACTTCTATAGCCACATCTCGTTCAGCTGCATTACTAAGAACCCTCTCCATTGTTTCAACGTCAGTATGACTTAGAGGTTCTATAATTGTATCTGTGTCATTTCTTTTTGGCATTTCCCTGTCTCTTGGATTTCGCTTTCATACGCTTCTCCACTTCAGCAGAAATTGCCCTTTCTAATTCACGCTCTGAGTCTCTTGCTTCAAGCTCCCTACGAACTTGTTCTTGACGAGCAACTCCCGTTAGGGCTTTTCCCCTATCTAAATCTTTTGTTGTCATTACACCTTTAGCCATTTTTATACCTTTTAAGTTGTCTCTCCCAGTTCCTCGAATTAATATACACTAAAATTACAACTGTTGCCAATGCTATTTCAACCATATCCTTTCCTTTTTAATTTAGTGGGATACGCTGCTATAAAAACAGTTAACCACCACCCATTACCATTCTCTTTAAATAACTGATTCCTATCTGCTATATACGTAGAGTCTTCTAACATCTCATCAAGATTCTCAGGATATGGGAATACTCTGTTTTGTTGTCTCCACGGCACATTAGTTTTTAATTCCTTTTTGGGATAGTATCCACCTCTGCCGTTACCTTGACCTCCCCAGGATTTTTTTGTCTCTGTTTTCATATACTCATTATTTTAATATGTTATTAGTAAATCCCCCCCATGACCACCCTCGAAGGTAAGGGTTGTGTCAATCAAATGCAACAAATATAATGCCCATGTTATATTGAAGAAAAATTAAGCCCAATGATATGCACCCATATTCATCACGGGTTTCCACAAATCGGATTATTCAAATCCAATTTTTGGTTAGAATTGTGGCAGGTCAGGTTATCCTCTGAATCAGCGTGATGGCTATGTATCAAACATCCTTGTGGTGTACAGTAGCTTGACCCTCCCAATGTATTTGTTTCATCAACCCTTAACTAAAGGAATGCTTTATGAGCGCTATGGCAGACTATCGTATCCTCGAAGTCTTTATGTTAATTGACAACAAACCAGTACCAGTAACATTACGTGTAGGTAATCCTATCTATGAACTTAGTGATGGTACAGAAGTACACGCGGTTTGTTTTCAGCGGGCTAACGGTACACTTGGCAAGACTACCCTTTGGACACCAGAGTACATTGAACAGTTAGAGACAGTCTCTTCTGATTTTGTAGAAACGGTGAAACTTGCGGATAGCGATGTTAAAGGTGCAACTTCTGATTCTCTTCCTATTGAATCGGAACCACCCTCTGAACCAATTGCTGAGACTTCAACAGGTTAACATTACTTGTTATCGATGGATTCAAGGCTTGAGACGACACTATCACATTTAAACGTCGTCTTGAGCCAAATCCACATTTATTTGGTTTAAAACTTGTGTGCTTCGCACCCTTATCTATTTAACTACATTCATTCATTCTATAATAATATAATTTTAATCATAACATGGGCTAACACATGAAACACAGATGGTTCTTTCCAATACTACGGCATTACGGCTTTAGACATTGGTATCATCACACAGATAATGGTCAAATATTTACATTATGGCTATTGTTTGCGTCAATTGGAGTTATTATAATGCTCCTTCTCAAGTTAATGATATTATGACTTGGCAGTAGTGCCTATAACAGGTTTTACAAGCTTTTCCCTAACATAAATAAAAGCTTCTTTTAGTATTGTATTCTATACCATGTCAACTAGGTAGCATCCATTCTTTTCAAGATTGATTGTAAGTCTACCTCTTTAAGTCTAAGTCGATGGACTATAAATACAATGCGTTCCAGAGTTAGAAGGTTCACTTGTCCATGCAAATTGGCAAAAGACCGATACATTAGTAATACCATGAATTTGCTTAACAAGCAGGCATGGTGTTACAGGGGTTATCAAATACTTGTGAGTAGGCAGATGTCGAATCGAGTAAAGCATGAAGTAGCGCACTTCTTAGTGACTTTGAAAGTCAGCGTAATCCCTCTTAAATTTTTTCTTCCAGAGTATAATAAATACTCAACAATATTTGATGCAGTATATAGTCTTTGCTTCTAGAGTAAAGGATATATACGTTGTAATTCACTAGGATAATATCTAATCTCAACCGAGGCGGGTACTAGTGGTAGGGAACTGGTGAGCCAAAAGCACCAGATAGACTAAAAAGGGGCTAATGTTCTGTCTATGGTGTAATGCCTGACCTATACGTGTGAAACTCTAAAAGACGAAGTCTTGGTGAGATGGTATACAGATACGGGGAGTGTAGTCCTCAATCGTATCAATGGTTTAAATCCTGAGAGCTTAAGCTGATGTGAATCGGCATAGTT